CGTTCTTTCAAACGTTATGGACGCTCTACACTTTAGTGTCGCTGGATGCCACGCAGTATGCACAAATTAACACCGTTTATCTGAATGCAGCACATGCGCCTAACAATTGGATGTTGTGGGCGTTTGCACCAGACTGGTTGGCATACTGGCGTCGATACAGTTATGTGCTGTCATGGCCATTTCTTATGTTGCTACTGGTGATGGCAGAGGAGATACTTCGCCATGGTGCTGGATCGGCAATTTTGGTGTTTACGTACAAAACCGCGATTGGAACAGGCGGCGACTGGTTTTCGTGGTTTGTACATACAGGACTCTTAACATCGGTAGTATTAGCTGTCTATGAATGGGCGATATTGAAAGAAACGTACGCGCGATTGTTGATGCGTCTGTGTGTCCACACACTGTTGGCATGCCTGGACTTTTATCCTGCAGTGTTTTTGCATTGGGTGCTGAACGTATCAACAGGAGAAATATTCAATATCGTTCTTGCCGATCAGGCTGTCACAACGCATGCGCGCGTCGTGTCTGATAGGTGTTTACGTGAAATGCCCCTGGGTGACATTAGGCCTGATTTTCGGCTATTATCAGGCCCGCGTGAGTTCGCACGGTCGCGTGCTGTCGTATGTGTTGAACGTTTCGCGTGTGCCGCATCGGCCAGTATTAGGGGATACCAACCTACGGTTTTTAGGTCTTGCGTGCATAATGAGTTGGTATCGCTTTGCGGGCGCGTGGGGATGGCAATTCCTGCGACCACATCTACTGAGGCTTACAATGCCGTGTGTGCAGCTTGGCGTGCAATGCATGGTAGCTGGTTTCAGCGAACGACGCGTTCATGGCGCAAGCGCGGGTATGAGGCCGTTAGGCGTAAGGTTGATTTCGCAGGATGGGTTAGTCGCTTCGCGCCCGGCCGGCAGAAACAGCTGTGGAAGGTGCGTAAGAGTGCATATCCCATAACTGATAAAGACCTACGAGCATCATCATTCATTAAGCGCGAAAAGGCAGTAAAAGACTTAAATAACATGCAATTTAAAGCGCCGCGCATGATTAATGGCATGTCTCCAGAGCTGATCGTGAGGACAGGCCCATGGATACATCACCTCGCTAAGCGTGTGGCAAAGTTCTGCAGCCGAAAGAATATGTCGTGGCGCGCTGGGCGGCATGCCGTCTACACATGCGGGATGGATAACCGCATGATCGGTAACTGGGTCACGCGTGCCTTGGATGTCATTGAGTGTGACCCCAGCGATTTAGTGTGGATTATGGATGATCAGTCGCGGTATGATTGCCATATCCTTGGGCCTGCCTTTGCCGCAGTACATAATTGGTACGACGAGTGGTTGCCTGAGGAGGTCGTTGCGTTGCTTAGGCGTTCGCGAGGCGTGTCACGCGGGCAAACGGCTAATGGGATCAAGTTCGAGGTTAAAAATACGATGTTTTCTGGCTGGACGGATACCTCGTTGACTGATACTATTGTAAATATCACCATGAAACAGGCATTCTTTGGTGGTAAAAACCAGTGGTTGACGCTGGTGTGCGGCGACGATAGCATCATTG